GAGTGAGAGCCCCACCTTGGAAGGCTAGAATAGCGTTGGCAACCGCAGTGACATGGGCCTGCGTAGGACTGGCACCATCGGCGACTAGGGTAGCAAGCGTTGAGTTGACAGTGGAGATACCCCCACTGCCAGCTACAAGCTCTGCGCCCATCACCATAGCTTGATAGGTGTCAGCCATCTTACGTTGTTACGTAGGTGACTTCGCAGGTGAAGTTCATCGCAGCCGAAAGCGAGGTCGTGGTCGTCGGCTGGAAGAACACGTCGAAGAACCCGCCCGGATCGACGCCAACATGGTAGGAGGGCGAAGTGGTGAGCGAGGTTGCGCCAGTGCCCGCCCAAGCGCCAGGCGTCTGAACCGGCCCAGGTCCGCCCTGCGTAACAGCCAGCCAGATCGGCAGAGTGCTAGAGGAGGGAACATTGTAGCCGTCCGTGGCCGAGTTGCCAGCAGAGTTCAGGTACGTCACGTTCGTCATCGACGTGGTGTAGGTGCTCATCGCAGTCGTCGCCGTGAAGAACGAGGACGAGTAGGGGGTGAGCGAACCAGCGTTGATGATGCTAGTGCCATCCAGAGCGTTGTCTGAGAACAAGAGGCCGGTAGCACCCGTCAGCGTGGTTGCCGTGCCACCAGCAAGATCGAGCCCAAAGGCGACCGACTTCACGATAGCATTGGAGGGAATACGAACCATACGGGTCGCGACAGTGGTGGCCGTGGTGGCTGCAAACAGGACGGTGCCCGTTGCAACCACAAGCCTGCCAGCGCCACCCTGCCCAGCGGTCGGACGAGTAACAAAGCCCGAGTTCTGGTTAGGATCGAGACCCGCGACGAGAACGCTGTAAAGAGCGCTCGTCGGAGCAGTTTGCTGTGCCATAGAAATATCTTCCTTTCAGACCAGCGATTACGGAGTGATGTCAGAGCCGGTGGTGTCGGCGCAATTGATCTGGATGACCTTGCCAAGCTGGGTGCGACATGCACCAGCGGAGATCATCGAGTACAACTGCCAGGGTTGCGAAGACAAATCCTGCCGGTTGTCGATCCGGGTGGACATATCCTTCCAGATGCCGAGGTGCATACCACTGCGGACGAACATGAAACAGTTGCGCAGCGTATTGCTGGAACTGGTGTTCAATCGCTCGCTCGATACGATCATCGTCCCGAGGATGCTGGTGACTTCGCCCTGCTCGACAACCGCACTGTCATTGTACGACTTGTCGATGACTTCGACCTGGCCGAGCAAATCAGAAATCTGCTGCGAACCAACCACCAGGGTAGGCTTCTCCGCTGCAAGGTTGTTCTCGTAGTGACGAAGAACGCGCTGGGCTTCACGGATTTTGTTGAAGGTCATACCAACGCTGGCACCAGCCCCGAACGTATCAGCCACCACGAAGCCGCCAAACGGGGCCGAGGCGCTGGTAGTCGTGCTGACCGTAGTGGGGAACGTCTCGCCCGTAAGGGTCTGTGCGTCCTGGCCACGCTGGGTAGTACCGGCAAAGGCATTGATAATAAGATCGTCGTAGAAGCGGTTCGCCGCAGCAACCACAGACATGCTGATGGCAGCTTTCGGATCGGCGATGGACTTCAATTCGTCGAAGGTGTCGAACGGAACCGCGATGTCACGGTCGGTCGGCTGCACCCACGGACGAGTGTACTGAGAAATCTGGAACTGGAGGGGAGAGTAGCGGCCAGCGGGCTGCTTGAACTCAAGGGCACCGATCTGGTTGACCACCTGGGCCATACGACCGACGTAAGCTTTGCTTTCCACCAAGCCGCGAAGCTTGGAGACTTCTTGCTGCAACAGCATCTCGAAGGTGGTGTTGAACTGCACCGTCTCCATGCTGGTTTCAAAAGGGGCGAGAGTTGCCACGGAGGGCTCCTGTCACAAGGGTTAAGGCCAATAGAGTTTTGCTCTACAGCCGTATCCTTGCGGGGGCCGATCGGGCGGGTAGGGTGCGGGGGGCCGCTTCACACGTATCCCCGTTCGGTCGGGCGCGCAGCCCACATTCGCCCCCAACTCGTGGAAGCCCTGTGAGCCCGAGGGCGGGAAGCGCGCATTACACGACGCCCTATACGCCCGACCGAATAGATAGATTACGCTATGGTAGGCTTGGTGTCAACTAGGAGAGATAACGATTTTTACCGATGTTGCGTTCTGCACTGTGACCACCAGTTGCCCAAGTGGGAAAGCCACCCCTCGCCGGCTATTGTTGGTCCAGGAATACGCGGGGCCATTGATCGTGCCAATGGTGATCTTCGACCCTTGGTTCCACCGAGCAGATACAGAGACCTTGTAAGCCCCCGCTGCGATCGGTTCATCGGTCACTATCGTCCCTAGCAGCAAACCCTGCATGATGAAATTGGAAACCCCATCAGGCGGGGGTGGAACCGGAGCCTTACCTACTAGGGCAGTGGCGGTCAGGATGAAGGCTGGGAACGTAGCAGCCAGGGCAGCAGTGACAACAGAGAGAACCTGGGCCGTACCCACCAGGGTAAAGCTGGGGATAGTGGCGGCGAGGCTGCCGGCTGAGATTACCCCGGCTGTACCTACTAGGGTGAAGGCAGGCATAGTGGCAGCGAGTGTGCCGCTGACTGTGCCCCCAGATACCGTAGCCGTGCCAGCCAAGGTAAGATCAGCGATCGTCTTAGCTAGGGTCGCGGCAGTGATAATTGTCCCGGTGCCAGCCAGCGTGAAGTTGGGCATCGTGACGGCGAGAGTGGCACCAACAGGAACGGTAGCGGTGCCTGCTAATGTGAATGCTGCTATGGTGCTGGCGAGAGTTGCGCCCACCGGGATCGTAGCAGTGCCAACCAAGGTAAGGTCTGGCATCGTAACCGCGAGGGAAGCAGTAGCAGCAGACCCACCAGCGGATATAGCAATAATGCCAGAGATGCCCCCGTTGTTAGCAGAGCCGCCATCAAACGTGCTTGTAATCGCAGAAGAACCGCTATCGAGGTAATATGCGGAAGCGATATGAGGAAGAGTACCGCTTGCTTCCCCGATTGTGAATGGGCTATCAACAGCTAGGGATGTAGGGAAATTATTAGATTGCCCATAAGCGATCAATAATTCACCAGAGCTCGATGGGGTTATATTCCCTGGGGTAAAAAATTCTCCCGAGGATGCGTCATTTGCTTGATTGCCGGTGTCATAAACGGCTGTAGAGGTTCCGGTAAATTCCTCTGCGGAGAGTTGGGTAATCCCCGCACCAGCGGAACTCATAGAGAATGTTGATGGGCCGTTCGTACAATTTAGGAGGTAATAAATGGCAAAGATCGCGCCAGTAGCATAGTTCATTACCTCCCCAGCTGAATAGGAGTTTCCTTCATTGTCTGAAACCACTGGTGCTGCACCAGTAGTAGCAGCACATAAAATAACTATGTTGCCGCTTGTTATCCGAGAAAGAGATGTAGAAACAGGGCTCCCACCACCGTTTACACTGACGGAGCCCTGTATCCTCGCACCAAAAGCCACGGTTTACGCACCAGGCGCGGTGATCGTGAAGCCAGTAATGTCGATCGTCTGCCCATTGGTGATCGTGCCGTTGAAGGACAGGTCGCCCGAGCTAATGCCAGCGGTGCCCTGAATATGCGTGGTGCCGCCACTTGTCTCCAAGCGGAAGTACCCAGGTGTAGCAGCAGAGCCACCAGACGCGGTGCCGGCGATAGTTAGGCCAGAGAGGGTCATCGTCTCAGCGGTAGCCTGAGCAAATGGTTCCGTCGAGCTTTCCGGGGTGCCAAGGGCGATCGTCGCCAAGAGGTTCCCGGTAGCTGAGGCGGCACACGTAGCCGGGACACCCGCCGAGTTGTCATAGACCAGCATGTTGGAGCCTGAGCCGAGCAGGGCATTGACGATGTTCGCGCCTGACGAACTGTTGTTCAGCATGTAATTGCGGTAGGTGGTAGAGAACTGGAGAGCCATCAGACAGCTTTCAAATAGAGGGCCGCTTCCTGTTTGCGGCGGTTGAGGAGGCCGGGAACTACACAAAGGCACCCGTCGATATGGGCTTTATCCCACAAGAGGAAGGCAGCTTGGGCACCATACCAATCAGCCGCCATGTGCTTTTTCAGAACCGAGGAGCCAAGGAAGGCATTGACCCCGATATTGTAGGCCAGGCTCACCATCGCATCAAACCCGTTCTGATTGGTCTGTGGCTGTTTACTGGTGTAGAAGTCCACCGCCCTGGCAAAGCGAGCCGTGTCCATCATAAGGAGCGACATGGCTTGGTCCTGGGTGATGTGATCGCCAGGGCTCACGTCGCCTGTATGCCCGCAACCAATCGTCCAGACGCCCGCCACATCCTGGTAGGCCACGAGCTTGGTGCCTTCTAGGCCGGTGATAAACGTCGCTCCTGCGGTGGACAGTTTCATTAACCTACCTCACAAATTCCGTCGAGAGAAGTACCAGGGTGAACAAAGGTGCCATCGCGGCGCACTGAGACCCGCGTTATGTGCGTTACTTTATCACTGAGATCGAAGTCGCACCAGAGTTTATATCCCCCCAGGCCGCGAGCTTTGCGGGAAAATGATCGGTCTGAGCCTACGAAATCCTCCTGCGTCTTCCCATACAGGTTGGGAAACCAAGGAAATGAAACTTTCCGAAACACATCTGTACGGACAAGCATAAGGCCGCTGGGGAGCCATTCCACTTCCTGACAGCCATGATCTAACTCGTCTGGGTTCCCATTCAAGCTGCACGGTGGCATAAGGCCCCAAGGGGTTTGTCGCATCCGATATTGGCATCCCACGATATCCTTATTCCTGGCAATGAGACAGTCGAGGCTATCGGATGGAAACTCGTGGTCGCTATCGACGAACAAGATTGCGTCCATACCGAGTTTAAGAGCATTCCCAACGATGCCATTATGGTTACGATCAATGTACCCATCCTGAGAGAATGAGACAGCCGCCAACTTCGTGGTGCCGACAAGCCCCAGAATGGCGAGTGCGGTCTGTGGGATAATGTTCTCGCCCATTGGGCAACCGAGAAAGACCTTCATGCGCGCCTCACTGCAAAGTTTGCTTCTCGGTAACGGAAGGGGGTACGTGCTTCCTCCGGGGCATTGAGTATGTTGCACACGTCCTGATCATCAGTGCCCGAGTTGGCGAAGGTGGTCGAGCGTATCACAAATTCTTTGAAGTTCTTGGGCGTCGGTTTACCACTCGGCATCACTAGGCTATCCTTATAGACCAGGTTAATCTCGGCTGCGATCCGCGCCCAATTCGAGGTAGTGAGGAACACCCTGGTTTTGACAGGATGCACCAAGTCAGCGATCAGCCTAAGCTTTTCGACATTGACTTTCATTTACGAGCCTTCTTCTCATCGAGGGAAAGTTGAAGCTGCATGGTCATTAACTTGGTCAACTCGGCAATCTGCTGCGAGAGAACCGACAGGTCGCTGGTGGTCTGCTGGGCTTCCTTCGACTTCGGCTTACCACCGCCCTTGGTCCAACCCTGGCTGTCAGCGAAATAGAGAACATCAGTGTACTTCGCGTACATGCCGTCATCGGCTTCCTGAATGTAGGGGACGCGGCGAATGCGCTCTACCTTGGTTTTATTGCCGTGGATGTCGTTGCCATCTTTCCAGTACCGCTCATTGCGGTTGGCGTCCTTTGGCTTCCCGAAATCCCCCGTGTTATAGGCCACCCGCTGCCCCATTGCGTTGGCATGGACAAGGGGCCATACATCCCGCACGTCGAGCCCGTAAAACTTGGCGATGTCATTAACGTGAACGATGGGGGTTGGTTCTTCAAGCTGCTTTCCTTCGATAATAACCTGTTCGCCAGTCTCAAAGCTGGCGCTGTCCTGCATGGAGGTAACGACGAGAACACGCATCCCGTCTCTGTCTTCAACTGTGTGCATGATCTCTACCTACGAAGATGATTGGGATTGGACGCGATCAATCGATCCAGTTCAGCGATCTTCACCCGTTCAGGGCTCCGGTCGCCATTGTTGATCCACTTGTTGACGAAGACCTTATCACGCATCAAGTCGGCCTTCTCAGCCAACGCCTGCTCATAGGTCATAGCTGGAGCGATCGTGTTGCTGTCTCCGGTGTGGAACTTGGCTTCGCCCATACGGGCATCCAGGTTGCGGAACATCTCCATGACAACGGAATACCCCGCCGTACTCTCAAGTGCCGTCACGGCCTCTGGGGTGATCCCTGGGATGGTGGAAGCCGCTCTCTGGGCTGCGAGTAGGTTCACATCGTAATTAGGCCCCCACGAGGCCCGTAGCTTCTCCAGTTCAAGGTTCTTCGCCACGGTTGCAGCAGCCGCATTCGCTTCGGCTCTGGAGCCCTCGTAGGCCACGAACTTCTGCATGAACGCATCCGCCTTGTCGGCAGGGATGCGAAGCTCAAAAGCGGCTGCGCGGGCCGTCTCAACCAGCTTCGGGTCGAGCTTGTCCTGGCCGGTGAACTGGTATTCCTCAGCCTTTTCCTTCGCCCCGAGCTTGCCCCAGAATGCCTTCTGAGCCTCGGCATCGTCAGCCTTTGGCATACGCAGGAGTTCGTCCTTGGGGATGCCAATCAGCTTCTCAGCGCCCTTCCAAGCCTTGGTAAGCTCGATGGCAGCTTCGGCTGGACCTAGCTTCTCCCAGCCCTTATTCTGCACATGCCCTTGGTGCTCAGCGTCAAGTGCGGACCACCACGGCTTTTCCTCTGTAGTTGTGGTTTCATCAGCCATTGGCGATCACCATACGGTTGGCAGCCTGGACAAACTCATTCCAGCGCGGATGGGTACCGAAGTAGTCGGCGGCGAGGTTCTGCAACCCTTCCAGGTTTAATGCGTGTTGGATAGGTAGCTCGGCGACAAGGCGCTTGACGACCTTTAGTTCTGCTCGGATTTCCGAGGGTGTTGACGGAGTGTCAGCCACGGTGTTCCTATTCGCCCTGGATGAAGGGAAGACCAAGCTGGCAGCGGGCTATCTGCTCAGGGGTCAGGTTCAGCATCGTATTGATATGGAGCCAGACTTGCCGGTGGCCCTCATTGAGCATGGATTGCCGCTCATTAGCAACAGCAGTCGTCTGGTTGGCAAAACATTTCCCCATCAAGTCCTGGAGCACCACCTGGCCGTCTTTCCCGAGGAAAGTAGCACGATAGCACTCCTGCATTTGAGTGAGGGTCATGGGCCTTGAAATCCTTGGTTGTTAGTAATCTGACCTTGTTGATTTGGCACACCCGGCATACCTGTGGGCGGCGTGCCACTTAGAGCGCCACCAGTATTTTGCCCAGCGCCCGCTTTGTCGCTGATAGCCTGTGCCTTCATGATAGCTGCCTTACCCGGCAATTCCTTAACCTGGTTCGACCGTTCCTCAGCATCAGCCCGAGCCTTACGCGCCTTGGCCTTCTGCTCATCGGAAGAGAACCAGGAGGGCGGGGTAGCAGACTGTTTGCCCATAGCAGCGATCGAAGTGTCGAAATCGAAGTTATCCATCAACGACGGATCACCAATCGCCTGGCTGGTGGCAGAGGCCCACTCCACAATTCGCATAAACCCAGCGCTCTCCTGCGACTGCACCGATCGCGCGATAGGTGAAGAGTAAACAATTTGGTAGTCAAGTCCAGCTTTTGCCTCTTTGAGTATGGGAGGCACCGGGGGCAGTTTGCGAAGCCAGGATAAAATATCAAGTTCGCGATCGTGGAGAGGACCAAGATACTCGCTACATTGGCGACCAATCGTCGGAGCCAGGAAGATACCGCGTTCATTAACGTATTCCAACACCTGGCGATAATTCATGTCAGTCGGGTTTTCCATAATCATCTTGAACAAATTGACCAGGAAAGCATCATTCACCCCAACTAGCTCATTTTCCATCATCTTTTCAGTGATCTGGATTTCGCCTGTCGGAAGAATGTGTACAAGGGGCCTACCGTCCGGCGTTACACCCCCCGCATTAAACGAGCCTGAGTTTGTGCGTAAGTCGAGCAGCCCTGTG